CAACAGTATTATCTTCTTGCTCATATGAGGATAGTTTCTCCAAGTCTATAGTAGTTGGGAAAGCCTTTAGTGCTGCATCATAAGTATCTTTATTACATTCTTGGTAGGGTGCTTGTTGGTATGTGTGGTCAGAGTGAGGTAAGAATGACACACCACTCATTTCATCAAAATGTTTATATACAAATGCTCCTACTTCCAGCCACTCTGCATCCTGTACAGTAATGGTTACGGATGGTTTATGCTCACACCAACTACGCTGATATGTTAGCCACATTTCTAGTTGTTCAAGTGCCGTCATATCATTACGTGTGATTGCGTTTTTTGGTGCAGCTATAGGAAAGCTAAACACAGTTGTATTTTCTGGTTTTCTCACATCTGGTTCTGACGGAACACCTTGGTCTAGCATAAATTGAGTTATAGGGTCTTTATTATCTGCTCGTATAGTACGAATGTAATAGCTACTATGCCGAGCATGAATGCCACTAGCACTATCAACAAGTTGAGATACTGTCCCTGATGGTTTGACACAGGTGACTGCTGTGGATTGTTGGACTCCAAACTTCTTAGCCCATTCTTTATTAGTTTTAATAGCAACATTTCTAAGATACTCCAGTGTTTTATCTAACGCTTTATTTTTACTGTTCGTTAGCGGGTTGTCCATAATACCTGTCAAGGATACTCCCAACAGTCTCTCATTTTCCGTATTAAATTGCCAGATCTTTCTCAAGTAAGGGAACTTAGTTAAAGTAGATTGTAGAGTTCCTAATATTGTAGCTAACTCAACCTTGTCTGATAGCGTGTCTATGTTGTCTTTCGCTCTTATAACAATTTCCGTTAAATTACAAAATTGATTTGGCCTTAAAAGTATCTCACTGCAAGGATTTGTCCCGAACTCATAGTCTGTCTTGCGTCTACCATTTTTAGCAGCCTGTGTCTTACTAGCCTGTCTATTGAAGATGCCACGCTCGCCTGATTTGGACCCTACGAGTGCAGTCCACTCACGTAAGAATGTTTCCATATCTGGCTTTTCAGTATAACAAACAGAGTTATTAGCCATTGCTCGATGCCCATGCCTCTTTATGTTTTGTTCTGGTAAGTCCCACCACTCTCCACTTTTTGCATGGCGCATACGGTCATCACTTAGATTTGACAGTGAGATCATGGCGCTACGTCTAACTCCCCCTGACACAACAATCTCCCCAACCTTACACATCATGTCGTGGCATTCTATGCTCGATAACTTGCGCCCCTGGGCGCTTTTGAATGTTGAAATACAGAAGTTAAACAAATCTATTAATGGAGTAGGGCCAGAAGCTCTACCTCCGAATGTCTTTAGCTTTGCACCTGCAGGTCGAACTAGAGACATATCCCATTGAGGAATTTCACCTGCCCAGAGTAGAGCAAGCACCTGTCTAAATCCTTTAGCCCAGCCTTCCTTGCTATCCTTAACTATAATAGTTGTATCACTCTCAGATAATATAGGTACTTCAGGAAGCTTAGATATATACTGACGCTCAACACTAAAGCCTACACCTGTACCGCACAAAAGTATAAACATAGCTTCATCAAAAGCCTTAGGGTCATCTACGGGTAGGTAACTACAGTTGTACCCCGCTGTATTATCCCTGTCTAACGCAGGGCCAGCAGTCATCATAGCCCTCATAGATGGCATGACCTGTAAGCTAATTATTGCAGCATAAAGCTGTGCTTTTAAGTCGTCCTCTATTTCATAGTCTACTGAACTACATACATAGTCTAAATAACGAGTTACAGTTTCATCCCAACTCTCTCTGCGTTCCTCTGTATTTAACCATCTGGCATAACGAGATTTATGTATGAAGGATTGGTAGTCCGTTGGTAAATGAGTATTCATTAGGATATAAACCCCCCTTCTACGGCTGTAGCATAGTCTTTAGCACAGCACGTCATAAATGTCTGTAAAAGACCAGAGTGTTCTAACACAGCAGCTTCTTCACTAATATCTAATTCTTTTGCTATACTTCTTATGCCACTAAGCATATAGAATTCGGTAGTTGATGCTGCTTGCTCCATCGCCTCTTCTGCTGTAATCATTTTAAAATCTTTCTTTTACTTTTAAGCTGTCAATTTTTATATCGTCTATATCATACATAACATTATTAATTAAGTCGGCAACATCGTACCTATGTGCATTTTCATCGCTTGAAAGTATATTATCTTCTGGTGTTATCACTAAGACAAAACTTATATAAAAAGACTTACCTATCACTCTTTGTCTTCTAACTGCTTCTCTAGGTTAGCCATAGCTCTCCAAGCTACCTGTCCCCAATCCTCATCTATAATATGTCGCATCATTGCGTCTAACTCATCCCCTGATTTAGATCGATCCCAGAATAAAGTCTCAGGAGTTTGTCCATGTTGTAAGCCTCCTCTTAAAGAAATCTTAGCTACGGCGGCAATGGCTCTAGGGAAGTACTTGATAAACCCTGTGTAAATAGGAATAGCTTTCCTTTCTTTTGCACTGATAGGTAGTACTTGGTTAGTCATGCGCTGCCTTTTGTTTTAGTTGTAGGGCCAAACATTATAACTTTGCCACTATTAGTTTTTACCTTAATCCCAGGTAAACCTTTCTTTTCCTCTTCTAGGTCTTGGTGGAGCATATTTAACATTTCATCTCTGCGCTCTTCTACAATCTCCATTATGTCAGGAAACTCGTGGGCGATATCCAAAAAGGTAGATAGAAAAGTAGCACACCTAACTAAATCAGCTAATATAGATTTTTCTAAGCCGTCCTCTATTCCAACTGCAAGAGAGGTGGAAATTAGACCACTCCAATTGCCATCCTTATCAAACTTTATAGGTTTTAGAATTAATGCAACTTCATCATCATTTAGCTCATAGGCCATCTAATCTTTCCTCTTTGTTTTTAGTTTAATTACAGTAGATTTAGTACATTTACCTTCTTCTAGCAGCCATTCCATAGGGATTACTCTGTGCGCCCATTTAAACCCATGCTTCTCACACCAACCACTATAGCGAGTCTTAGATCCTTTATACAACTTAGCCTGAGCATTACTAAATACCAGACGGATATCTAATTCAGGGTGTTGCTTGCGAACTTCACGGTGTTTACGTCTGTCTTCATTATCAAATAAACCTTTTGATTCTATGAAGATACCATTATCCAACTGGAAGTCAGGTGTATAAGTACGATAGCGTAGGTCTTCCCACTCTATTTTTAACTTTTCATACCTGACTTCTTTTTGGTGATGCTTTAGATAGTCTGAGACATCTCTCTCTAAACCACTGCGGTATCTTGCAGACGAACGTCTTGCCTTAGCCATCCAACTCGTTGCCACTCTCTGCCGCTTCTGCAACAGGTTTAGTAGCAAGTGATTGTTTTAACTCCTCTGCTTCTAGTTCTCCAACCCTTTTAACGCATCGTAGTTGGTAAAGAAGAGAAGCAACAGTATTTTGATAAATGCGCCTAATATTAATTGCTGCTTTTTGTTCTTCCGTCATTGAGGTAATGTCATATTCAACATCACCTATTGTTAGTATATCTGCCATTATTATGCTGCCTCTTGTTGTGTATTTATTTTTATATAATGTACTACTGGTTTAACTTTTGCTTTGGATAATAAAGAATCTCTAGTTTGCAAGGTAGGCCAGCATTTCTTTTTAAAGGAACAGTACCCACATGTTTTATGTAGTATAACATTGCCTGTTAATTTTTTACTAAATGTCTCAGGTACTGGCTCAAAACATCTCTCAAAAGGCATATCATTATTTAAGTAGTCTGCAGTCTCTTTCATCTTCTTTATTTCGGCCTTTACATCCATCTCTTCATTTGCAGAGAGATATTTATATCTGCCATCTTGTTTATTTATAATCCACCAGCCACCAACTTCGTTGCCCGATGCAGTAGCATACCCTGCGAGTTGAGATATATAACCAAAATCGTCTGAGATCTTAAGGTCATGGAAGCTAGAGAACTTTTTCTCATACCCATAAGGAGTAGTTGATTTTACATCATCAACCCTGTTGTCTAGCACTAGGTCGTACTCGCCCCTAACCTTCGTACCATTCCCTAAATCTAATGTTACTTTATCATTATTTTTAAACGGAACACCTGCAGCTCTAAGGACACCCTTAAAGACTGCTTCAATTATTCCACCGAACAACATGTTAATTAAGAACTTATTCTCAAAAGGTTCTCTGTCTTCGGGGCTATTCTTTTCAAACCAAAGTTGGCACTTAGGACGGCCTATGTTTGACATCCTAAGTCTAAAGTCACCACGAGGACCACTGGTTAGTTGTTGTTTAAATGCGTCTTTAACATCCGTAGCAACTTGATCTATAATATCTTCAGAGAACTTTGCTCTGCCTGACAGTGCTTCCTCGATAAAAGAATCAATAAATAATTCCTTTGGATGCGACATTATACAGGCGCTCCCTCAACATCAACTAACTTTGAGACAAGATCAGTCTCTTCATCATTTAGCTCTTCTTTGTTGTTCTGGCTCCATTGTTCTTTAACATATGTATTTCTCATATTATTCCAGGCGGCAAAGCTCTTTAGTGTATCTCGCTCTCTACCTATAAACTCAGCCTGTGTCTCTGCTACTGCTCCCTTAGGGATAGAGAAGATCATTGTAGAGAATGTACCCATACTGCTGTCGTGTTGCTTAGAACCAAGCTGTATGTCTATGACATTACCTTTTGTACAATTATGATCTAAGTTGATCTTTTTAATTATATTATGTAAGCCTTCGATGCTATCAGCATTTTTAATTTCCATAGTGAAAGGAGTATGCTCGAAGCCTTCAAGTGTCTTGCCTCCAGCATCCATACATGCGCCATCAAAATCTATGACACCCTGTAATAGAAAAGTTCTCCTCCTTGCTCTAATAAATTCTTGGTCTGACTTAGGCAAAGCTTTCCAATCTTGAATGTAAGCTGGGCGGCCTAAGTTAAACGTACCCATTGTATCTTTAAGAGAACCTTTAAGATCATCCGCTAATAGGGATCTGTGCATCTTATTATTATCCCCATCCCAGAAAGTCCAGAGTTGCTTATGCCCAAAGATGCGGATGCGAGGGGTAATACAATATACTTTTTGTTCTTGTATATATAATTCGTAGGCCCCCTCAGGTATAACTTCAGTCTTAATAGACTTTCCTGCAACCTCTATTTCTCCCATTATAGCTTTTTGTACCAGCTTTAGTACACCAAGCTTTGAGTCTTGCTTTTTACTACTCGCTAGGCTAGCGTTTCCGTAAAGTTCAGCCATTAAAGCGGCATCGTCATTGTTAAGTGTTGTCATATCTGTGTTCATTAAAATACCTTTGTTTTGTAAGGGTTAAAAGAGTTTAAGTTATACACGAAACGTCTTCCGTGTCAAGCCAATTCGGGCCTATCTTTGCATCTAAAATCATAGATACATTCATTTTTACATCATATGCTTCTTCGATGATTTGGTTTAGATCCTTGTTCATATCAGTAATAATTTGTATTACGTAGTTTTTCTCATTTGGGTGTACATCAACTACAGTAGAATCATGTACAGTATTTACCAAGCATGACTGCAAGGGCTTTAGTCTTTCCTCTAGTTCTATTAATACCACAGGAACGATATCACCTGTTGCAAAACCCTGCACAGGATAATTCTTTATCATAGTAAAGTGTGTTGGAGTACCGTTGGGCCTACGCTCTACGTCAGGAAAAGCATATTGTCTACCTGATGGAATTATTATCTTTCCGTAGCGTATAACTTCTTCGCCTAGCTTTTTATGCCACTTAGCTATCCCTTGATACTTCTCATAAAAATGCTTGTAGTATGCAGCTTCAGCTTTGCTGCGGCCATACCCAGAAGCCCCAAACAAGGGCGCAAAAGTATGCCCCTTCGCTACCTGACGTGTCGTCGGTTGCCCTGCGTCAGATATAACTTTAGCTGTGTAACTATGTACATCAAACCCTGTAGCTATTTCCTGCATTGCTGTCTTATCCTGTGACAAATATGCTGCAACTCTAAACTCTAGCTGAGCAAAGTCAGCCTCTAATATATGCCCACCCTCCCATCTAGATATAAACACTCGTTTAATAGGGAAGGTACTGCCACGAGGCATCTGTTGCATATTAGGGTTACGTCCACTAAACCTGCCTGTTGCTGTAATGTGCTGGGTTAAGCTAACGTGTAGCATGTCATCTTCTTTCGTGTAGTTAGTAATGCCATCTACAAAAGAAGATAGATAAGTTGAAATAGCGGATAGCCTTTTAGCATCAGTTAGAAACTCTATGGCATTTGTCATACCTCTTGTTCTAGCTATAGATATAAGGATGTCTAAGTTTCCTTTACTCGTGCTGAAACCATTGGCACTAACCCACGATTTGTTTGGTGGGGTAAACCCTAGACCTGCCATCATATTAATCTGTTTAAGTTGGTAGCCTCTAGCGAGACAGTCTGGACACTTGTTAGCTTTCTTGTAGTTTAACCCTGCCTTTGTCTTTTTATACCTACTGCCTATGCCATTACATGTTGGGCAGGTAAAGGAGGTTGTCTTTCTCAGTAGGGTACTATTAGCAGCAATAGCTTCTTTAAACTCCCCTAAAGTGTCTGTAAAATCAAATAGACCTACCCACTCCTTCTTATCAATAATAGCACGACTATATATAACCTGGGATAATTGCTCAGGGCTATTAAGATTAACTGGAGTGTCTCCCATTAGTTCTCTTACTTGCTTTAACAGCCTGTCTTCGATGTCTACCTTCTCTTGTTCAAACTCTTTGCGTACTACTTCAAGGGCGATTCGATCCACCCTGATTCCTTGCA